ATTACGCCTAAGAGTTCGAAACAAACGCATAAAAGAGAAAATAATGCAAACCCACCTGTTCTTGTTTGCTTTCCTCAACAAGAAAACCCACCCGCCGCATCGCCCTTACCGCGCCAGCCAACGCCTCTCCGTATTCCTTGAGCGCTTCTATCCTGCTCATATGCCACCGCCGTTGATTATTCCGTCAAGCAAAGCGACATATTCCTCCGGCGGGTGTTCGCCTTCCGGAAGACCTTTCCCTACCTCTATCTCATCCAGCTTCGCTAGGATTTTTTCCTCAAAAGATGGTTCTGGCGGTGGTAATTCTTCTTGTGGCAGTTCCTCCCATTCTCCAGTGTCTTGATGATAGCGCTTTCCTAGTACGCTGTACGGATCGGGTAGGGCAGAGATATAGACCATGTGGTCAGCAATTACCTCTCCTGAGAGCTGCGAGACACCGACGACCCTGCCTTCTTCGTTGATTTGCGCGTATATCCAGACCGCTTCCTCCTGCATTTCTACAATTGTCGATTCGTCTGTCATCTGTATCACTTCCTTTCTACGTACTTAGACAAGCTGAACGCAGGTATGCTGACGGCTAATAGTGCTGTCAGATCCGTGCAAAGGGGGACATTTGTGGAAAACGGGTCACTTACTCCAACACCACATCAAATTACTATTTCTCCTGTGAACGTATCAAAATCTATAGTAATAACAACATCGGGATCTATAGTAAGCGGTTTGAGTGGAACGGGCTGGTATATAACAGAATTACTAAATAGCACGACTATTCAAATACAATGGAGCTATGCGGTATATAGAGTGCATTGGCAAGTCATTGAGTTTTATTAGAATGATTAATTTAATAAAACTCAACCACTTCCCATGAAACAGCATAGTTTCCGGGAAGGGGCGAAGTTGCACTTGCGAAAGTATTTGCGTCGGCTATCCCAATAGTCAGCACGTTTGATGTTAAAGAAATGAGTCTAGGAATATTATTTATGCTAGAGGTTCCACTAACATACGCCGAACCGTATAAGGAAACAAAGCACTTCGTAGGAGAAACCGCATTGATAGAAACGGTGGCTTGAATAGGGAGTCCTCCCCCTGGGCTAAAGAATGATCCACTAAAAACATTCCCCCTTTGCACGGATCTGACAGCACTATTAGCCGTCAGCATACCTGCGTTCAGCTTGTCTAGATAGCTTGCCCTTGCGTTTGTCCATGTGGCATTCGACAGAGCTGTGCTGGCGGCTGCTCTGCTTGAAACAGCCACATCCAGAAATGCCGCCCTTGCCGCTGTCCATGTCCCGGTGAACCAGGTGAGTATGGCGTTTGATTTCGCCATAAGCGATCCCGCCGAAGCAGTACCGCCAGTGTCGCCAGTTACTCCAACGTTACTCTGTGCTGCTCTGCTACTAACCGTCGTATCTAGGTTGGCAGCCCGTGTTGGCGTCCAATCCGCTGCGGATGCTCGGCTGGATACAGTTGTATCCAGACGATCTAGGTTCCCAGCCCTCCCAGATGTCCAGTGTGCCGTCAGATGTTCGTATATCTGCCGTATGCGTCCAAACAGCGTCGGGGACGCTGCGGTATCTGTTGATGTCCCTACGTTTACGTCAATCTGATCTAGCGTATCCTTATCTGCTATCTTGATCTCTGGCATTAAATCACTTCCTCATACACAAATATCGCAATGCCGTTTACCGCTTTCATCCCCCATTGGTAGGTTACCCCGCCATCGATGAACCTGTGCGGCATGGGGTCAATTAGGTGGGTATTCAGCTTGCCCCCGATTTCTATCTTTATGTCGTCCAATTCAGCTTGTAACTCCGGCCACGTGACATAATTGGAGTCGCCAATAATCGCCGTCACATTTGCTGCATTATCCACACGGCTGGCCACGGAAAACGGTACAGGGTATGGAGATGCGGAAACCATACCAGGGATCCAGCTGCCCAATTCCACCCCAGCATCAACCTTACAGTGAGCAGTGCTATAGCAGATCTCCCCATTGTCCGGATCGGTTGCCCATACCTCGATGTGCTTAAACCAGAAACCTTGTGGCTCGTTGTGTGTGTGATTAATATCCAGCCGCGCCCAAAAATTCCCTTCTTCGTCTGCTACAAGAACAGGCTGTGCCTGAATGGTAATATCATGCATCAATATGCCGTCGCCAATGCGAACCTTGGTAAATTCTATCGTTGCTCCACTTTGCCCTTTTGCCATCAGCAACTCGCCATCCGGCGTTAGCTGCGGTGCATTAAAATCAGCCATGAAAATACCCCCTATAATAACCCATCTGGCGCTATTATTATCGGCATACGTTGGACAACAAACGCCGCATAATACCAAGGCTCTTGATCGATATTCACGTCAACAGCAATGTTGTGTCTCGTTCTAATGTTCTGCGTTACCGCAGTACCTAGGTATAAGTCCGATTCTGCTGGACGCAATATCTGTATTTTCTCAACGTCCGAGCGCGTAGCCTTGACACTGTAGATCGATAAGATCAGCTGCTGTAGAGATTCCTCCGTGACATCCGGGATCTCCGTTGTTATCCGAAACGTGTAGGGAAGACCGCCATATTCATACCATCGTTCAACTATGGCATCCGCAAACACAGCGGTTACGATTTCCTCTATAACCCTCTTCGTTCCCTTGATCATGTGCCAAGGGAGTGCGTTCGCAACCAGTTTCTGCCTAGTATCCAGAGGAAGGGACGGGTCGTAGAAATCTGCCGACCATGCCCACGCCATTTCGTCAACTAGGGCTGAGTCTTCGATATCCCCTCTCCGAAGACGTGAGAAGATTGCCAAGTTATGGATATATTCAGTCGTTTCCCGCAGCGCCTCTGTGATTGAATCCGCTGCAGCCTGGATGTCTGGGTCATTGGCTATGGAGGGCGGTAATATCTCCCTTAAATTGATCTCCTGTATGCTACGCATTAATAATTCCGCTCCAATCCACCATACAAGACAGTCACATTAGAACACTGAGCAACTTCATTGCGCTTCAATTCCGTATACACTGGGGTGATTACCTCCAGGCGTCTTGCTCCGGCTTGTTTGACCAGCATCGTCAGCATATCCGGAATGATCGCTTGCCCCAATGAAGACCACTGCCATTCAACGTATTGCGCTACAGCTGAATCAACAGCAACCTGAATAGCTACTGCATCCGCTGACTGCGATGCGTCTATCCAGTAGGTCATCTCAACATCGTATCCAACGGCGACTGGAGCGATGACGTGGCGGAAGTCCGTGTCCGGGACTTTGTCGTCAAGGTTGCTATCAACTTGGTCTAGGATGTCCTGAGTCGGGATTTGTCCACCAGCCATTAGAGGCACGACATTTACGTTGCCTGGCCCTGTTCCTGATTCTCTGTAGTAGTCTGCAAGGTCTTGATAAAATCCCTCCGCGTCTACTATTCCCCACGGCATCAAAAAATCAGCGAAAGCGTCCATGTCCAGCTCTGGCATATACGCCGCCACGTCCACGATTCCCGCATTCGCCGTTTTTGCCCAAAACTCATAAGCACGGAAAGGACCTGCTACGGAGAATGAATTAGGCAGCAATCGAAGACGCGCCCGGTATGCCTCTAAGTCCTCTAAGTCAGCACCACCAGAGCTCTCCGTGGTGTTTACAGCACTTTCCACGAAAGGCGGTCGATCGATGATCTGGAACACCTGTCCTGGCAGCATTCCATTTCCATCAGCGCCAACGGTATCCCGCTGTGCCATAACAGCCCCTGTCAGTTCGCCAGCTGGAATGTTCAGTGGAATTATTGTCGCAAAGGTTAATGACCCAGCAACCACCCTAGTATTAGCTGGTATCGTCACCACGGAGGGGAGGGGAGAAGACAATGTAAACTCGACGGTTGTGACAGCCGCAGATGGCTCAAGTCGATCACCGCGCTCACCGTATATCCATCCCAGATCGCTGATCGTGTCGTTTCCAGCGTATCGAAGTAGATTCCCCTTCCCGGCTAGGTCTATCATCACATTCTGCTGGATAATCATCGCCGCAAGCGCGGAAAGAAACAGCCGTCTGGGATCGCCATCGTACAAGGTAAAATCTGTCTGACCCGCAAGGCGTGCCGCTGCTTCAAATCCGACGATTATTCCAGCCTCTACCTTACGTCCATCAAGCTCTGCGAAAAAAACATCCGGAAGACTCACAAAATCACCTCCACACGGATCCGAGGAATCATAATCCCGCCCATCGCTTCGTCATTTGTCTGCACAAACTCAATCGGTCCGATGATTCGCGCCCGTGGTTCGTGGTCACGGATCGCCGTAAATACACGACCAGCCAAAACATTCTGAGCAGCGTTGATCGGCATATCGACCAGAGAGTAGTCAATGAACCAGTCGCGGTGTAGAGGGACGCTGAATATTGGCGTAGTTAGGATCATACAGACATTTTGCAGAACCTCATCCACACCGGTGGCACCGAAGTTTATCTTTCTTGGACGACCGGTAACCTCGTATGTTGTCACTAGTACTCCCTCACTGTGAGAATAATTTCTGCCATGGTGAGTTCTCCTCTGCCGTTCACCCACGTCCAGGTCGTTTCGCTATTTTCGACATACCAGTCGCCGTTACTAACGGGACGCTGCCCTATAATGATCGGCGCGTGCTTGCCGGTTTCAGCCATATCTTCGATCTTCTCGATTTCCTCTCGAACATCTCCATACTCTGAAGATAAATTCATCGTAAATTCTACTTCGCCCTGACCGCGACCAAGGAACTCTGAGCGTGGATTCGCATTTAGCAAATTGTGAACTTCCCATCGACCAATGGACTTCTTCACGAAACCATCGAATGTACGGAGTGTTTGCTCATTTACCTCAAAAATAATGTCCCCAAATGTGCCGATCATTGCGGACCTCCTGTGCTTCCACCACCGACCTGTACGCCGCCATGGGTATGGGTTTTAAGGCTGATTCCGACCGCTACAACATCACCATTCACTGTAACATCACCAGTAATATTCACATTGCCTTCGATTGTTATCACGTCGGCCTTCACGTTCGCCGTCTTGCAATCAACGACTACCGCATAATTAGATTTCACTAGCGCCGTGTTCGTATTGAGGTCGTATTCGATAATCGTCCCATCAGCATATCTAGTGCGGTATATGCCGGTTGCACCTTCTTTTGGTAGGTTCCCCGCTGTGTAATATGACCCATCTACGAAGCCGACTGTTTCTCCGTTCGGTAAAAACGTTACCCGCACGTGTTCGCCAATCTCCGGAAGAGAGAAATCCTGCCTATTCACGGTTCTCTGGTACATGACCATCAACGGTCCGGACACGAATGGATTACCGTCACCGTCCATCATATCGTCAAACGCCACACGACACGTCCCATTCTCTGGATCGACGCTGGAGACTTGCCCTATTCGGATGATGTCAGAGATATCAGTAGCCATGTAGTACCTTCCTGCCCTCTATCTTTGTTGTATACCCTGGTATTGTATGAGTAACCTTGGTGGCGATATACTTTCCGCTGTCTTCGCCCTCTCCGTCCACATTGAACGTGATTCCGGACACAACGCTCGTGTTTCCTTGGATCGTCACCTCACACAGCCATTCATTTTTATTCTGCTCGCGAAGAGCCTTCTTTGCCTTCGTCTTTGCAGCGTCGCGTGCATCGTGAAGGATGTCGCTGAAATCGTCCTTGACTGGCAACCTAATGCCCCATTAACGGCTTTTTGCTAACGTTGTACGGTCTCTCGTTGAGAACTAGATCGTTCCCAACCATGATATCGGCAAATTCTGGCTTGAATGTTTCAGAGACTAATTTCCCAGAGTGGGGATCTTTGTATGAAACAGTGGCAGACTTAGCAGTGTCTGACGTATCCTGCCAGAATGAAGCAGATAGCATATTCACGCCGTCTTTTACAGTAAGAGTCGGATCTTTGCCTTCAAACTCTGCTTCGTCGTATGTGACGAGTAGATTCCCTGTCACCTTCACCGAAGCGCCAAAGTCTGCAGCTAGTCGTGTGAAGAATGCTAGATCTGACTCCTGACGCTGATCCACACGGTCAAGATTGTGGTCGGATGGGAACAGGAACATGGAGGTCAGTCCTCCACTTGCCGCCACGTCTGAGGCAACCTGGCTCAGTGTCGTATCCTCCCATCCACGGGAGTGTATCTCGCGACGGACGGGCGAATTTACAGGAAGAGAGATCGCTTCTACCGTGATAATGGATGGTGGTTTTTCGCGCTTCGCCCCGGTAACGGTGAACGTTCCGCAGGGTAAGCGATCTATCGTTCCGGGCTTCTCCCACGATTCAGTGACGATTGTAAGGGATAGCTTCATCCCAGCTTTGATTCTCCATGGACCAGACCACTTCCCATCCACATCATCAAGGGTGATTTTTAATTCGTTCGCTTCCCCGTTTGCGTCAGTGTAGACTAAGCTCTCTAGGCTTTCATTGATAGCTCTACTGATATCAACACCATCAGCCGTGATCTCGGCGTATGCTATGCGTGGGTCTTCCAATTTAAGCACCCCCGATCCACGGCGGCATATTTATTACCGAGGAAGGTTCTGGTGCAGGAGGGATATTCAGCTCCACACCGGCAGGAAACAGCACATAGTCCCTATACTCAGGGTTTGCCTGTATAATTGCTCCCATTAAGCCCTCATCGCCCAGAGTCTTTCTTGCGATAAGGTCGAAGCTGTCCCCCTGTATCGTGCGGTAGATCATGCCCAAGACCTCCTCGACTGACCACGGGAGATCTCTGACAGAACGCCAGGGACTTCAGCCCGTATCATATCCCTGACCTGTCTAGCAATGTCTCCACCAGCATCCCTTAATTTGCTAGCAGTGTCGCCGTTAGCTGTGCCGTCTATAGTGATCTGTACGCTCACGGGGATTGTCACGTTACCAAATCCACCGCCTCCGGTTATCTGCCCAGCGCGTTCCATCATCCCTCCACCTCCACGACCCCCGCCGGCGAACCCAGCTAAACGTCCTGCCGTTTCCCAGATGCCTCTAGCGCGGTCGTTGTTTTCAAGCGGTACGACAGCCTCCGGAGATCCACCTTCTGCGATTGCAGCGATATGAGGTTTATTAAAGATACCACCGGAGGCGTGTCCTGCTATCGAAACGGACTTGTTCCCTCCACCGAAGAACCCGCCTACCGCATTAAATAACCCGCTGACCTTATCTCCGATCCCCGAAAAGAAGTTCGTGAGCGGTTTGAAAAAATCCATGATCTTGCCAACAGCTGACTTTGCCCCGTCAGGAATGATGTTCCATGCGGCTACAAAGATATCCTTGACCGACTTGACCTTCTCCCGGATACCATCGGTCATCCCAGTGAAGAACCCGACAACGCTAGACACAGTGCTACTAACAATTATTCC